TTGTTTATTTTGGCATATCAGCGGATGCTACTTATAATGAGATAAGGGTTGAAATTCAATCAACTACTATTGACGATAACTTTCAGAATGTTGTAATTAACCTGCAATACATTGTTCTCTAAATGCGCAGTACCTCGCTTCTCGGTCTGAACCTGATTAAGAAGTATGAGGGCTTGCGGCTTAGTTCATATCTTTGCCCTGCTGGAGTGCCGACAATTGGATATGGCAGCACTCGCTACCCGAACGGCAAAAAGGTTCTACTCGGCGAAAAGCTCACAAGCGAAAAGGAGGCAACGCAATTGCTACTCGCCACACTTGAGCCATTTGAAGCGGCGGTAAATAAGCACCTACCGAATCTTAACCAATGCCAGTTCGATGCGTTGGTGGCATTCAGCTACAACGTTGGAACGGGTGCTTTGATAAAATCCACGTTGCTAAAGAAAGCCAAAGCAAACTCAGCCGACCCTTCGATATTGGATGAGTTCCTGAAGTGGAACAAGGCAGGCGGCAAAGTGCTTACAGGGCTAACCAATCGCAGGCGCGAAGAGGCAAATCTGTATTTCTCACTTTGTAATTTCTAAGCCACTATTGCTCCAACGTTCGGTATGCTTTCGCGTAATTTAACCTATGCGAAAACGTGCTACCAAACCGAGGCGAATAATCGATATAATCGTAAAGCATTGGCGTAGCACAATTGGAAGCCTTATGATATTAGTCTCAATCTTTCTACTAATCTTTAAAGTTATTTCAACCGAAACACTTGCGGCAATTGTTGCAACCCTAATCGCCGCAGGATACATACCAAAAGCCAAAGACGATGCAGCAAGTTCGTAGGGATACAATAAAGACCGTGCGCCATAGTAAGGTGAATGTTGATACTATGAGCTGGGACGTGGACACTACTTTAGTGAATGCGAATAAAGAATCTTATGAAGCTGTTATTTCGGGGACTTATGTTCACCCAAAGCCCAAAATAGTTTTGACCGCATTTGATACTATTCAACCATGTGATGTATCTTTGTTAGCAGCCCCTACGTATTACACGGCGAAAACCCAGCCCGTAAGAAATACCCAAGATTTGGAAACGCCTATGAATTACGATATACTGTTAAACGGAGTTGTATTTAGCTTTACGCTTTGGCTTTCTGCTAAGTATTTAATGGGTTGCGGCGCTGCGTGGCGTTCGCTTATTGCCGATTTGCGAAACGTTTAAACATTTAGTATAATTTAACACTATTGCTTAAATTTGCAATCGTGTCAACGGTATACATACTCGAAAATTCTTTAGACCTATTTTACGTTGTTACCGAATCGGACGGCACGATAGTAAGCGCCAACGAACTTTTTAAGCATTACGCAAGCCATATAAAGCCGAAAAACATAGTTGATATAGTTAGCAGCCCCGAGGATAAAGAAACGCTCATAGAAGCCGTAAAAAGGGCTAAAGACAAACAGCCCGAACCCTCGAGAGTTTACGCCCGAACCAAACAAAAGAATTTATCTGAGCGCTTTAACGTTTGGAATATTTACACAATCATGGGCGCGGTGCATTTTATCGGCTTTCAGCTTGTAGATGTAACCAGCATAACGGCGCATGAACACGAACGCCAACGGGTATTACTTGAGGAATTTCGTTTTATGCTTTCGCATGAATTACGGCAGCCGTTAACCTCGGTTAGTGGTTTGGTAAAGCTAATTAGCGGCAATAAATCAATATCCGAAAAGGAACGCGACGACCTTTTGCGAATGTTAGAGGAATCGGTTGTAAATTTGGACGAAGCCGTGCGTACATTAGTAAAAAAAGCAACGCGTCAAATATGAATGATAAGCAAATTGATAAGCGGCTCATAAAAGTTCTACGGATTTACCTAACCGAGCGCGAAATGCCGCCAAACGTTGCAAAAGCAATACTAAACGAAAACGCGAAATGCCGTGAAAGAATCGAAAAATACATCGTTGAGTTACGTTTGGCTTGAAAGGTTGCTATTTTTAGCCGTTTTAAGCCTGTTTTTAGTGCGTTCGTGCCATGAGCAAGCGAAAACCACACTAAGCGAACAAAAGTTCGTTAAAACGCACGTAAACGATTCCTTAACGATATACACACAGGCGCAACAAATCACAGAACTTAAAGACTTAACCGAAAAACTACGCATCGATAAGCCAAAAGCAGCGTTTGAGGTCGTTACGCGCACCGTTTTTAAGACTAAAATAGAATTGGGCGAACCGATTTACATACGCGATACCGTACCCGCGCTTGTTTTGCCGCGTGAATTTCAAAAGTTTGAGCGCTGGTTTAGTATTACGGGCAAAATTAACCGCCTCGGATACCTTCAAATCGATAGTTTAAGCATACCAGCTACTATTTCGGTAGGTATAGGCGACACTTTACGCGGTGTTTTCCCGTTTCGTAAGCGTGAAAGCGTGGTAAGAGTTGCAATTGATAACCCGAACATGGTAGCCGAAGGGCTGCGCAGCTTTGTAATCGAGCAACCGCGCAAAAAATGGTACGAAACAACGGCGGCTAAGGTCGGTTTCGGTGCGCTTATCGGTTTCGGTATCGCACGGGCGCAAAATTAGGCGCGTTGTAAATCAGCACTTTATAAATTATTTTGCATTTATTTTTGTAAAGGTATTGCAATTTCAAAAAAGCGTTGTATGTTTGCAGTGTTAAACAATTACACACTTAAACATTCACACAATGGCAACTTTAACAAACACAATCAAACGCGCTAACAAAGCAACAAATTCACAGCCTCAAAAAAGCGGTCAATTTTATACCTATAATTATAAGGGCTATGAACTTTCTTTTGCACAAAACGGTAGCTCAAACGAAGCAACTTGCTTTTACACCAAAAGGGCAAATCTTAAAGACGATATAACAACCGATTATTTTGCAGGTACTTTTCACGATAACGTATCGCAGGCGATTAAATTTATCGATTATATGACACGCAACTAAACCCCTAACGGGCGGCTAATAACCGCCTTTTCTTTTTAAACTTTTAAACCCTTATACACATGGACACAGTTACCATTTTCCGCAATTACCAAAACACAGAATTTTATTTGTACGACCACCTTAGCGGCGTTATGACGATGCTCGTTAATGACGGCTGCATGAAAGGAATCTACACGCGCTGCGATTCAGGCGCGGCAAACTTAGCGCGCAAATTCCACCGCGAACAATTCGAAGGCGTGCCAGTTGAACATCGACTATTTGAGCCGCTCGAGCGTAACAAATTTAGCGAGCTGTTTATTGAGGTTGTCGACGGCATTAACCGCAACCTCGTTCACTCTATCCAATCTGAGAATCTTTAATTTTTAACCCTTTAATACTTTTTAAAATGGCTTTAACAGCACCCGTCGGCGGTACGTCAAACCGCCAAATTGCACCCGAGGGTAGTTACCCTGCGCGCTGCTATCAAATTATCGACCTCGGCACGACCGAGCAAGGGGGAAATTTCCCCGGCAAAAAGCGAAAAGTTCAATTCCTTTTCGAGCTACCAACCGAGAAAGCGGTATTCGATGAAAGCAAAGGCGAACAGCCTTACTACGTTCGAAGCATCTATACGCTATCAATGAACGAAAAGGCTTTGTTAAGACGCGATATTTCAGCGTGGCTCGGTAAAAAGTTAACCGATGCCGAAGCCTCAAAGCTCGATATTTTTAAAATGCTCGGTAAGACGTGCATGGTAAATATTGCGCACGTTACCAAAGGCGATAATACCTATGCAAACATTATAAGTTTTGCGCCGCTTATGAAAGGCTACGAATGCCCCGCACCGATTAACGAGGCATTCACATACAGCCCGACCGCGCACGAACAAGAAGTATTTGCAAAGCTACCCGACTTTTTACAGGATAAGATTAAGGAATCGGACGAATATAAGTCCATGACCTCGGCAACGTTTAAAAACGATTTTACACCTAAAACGCAGCCGCCTCAGAACTTTGAGGAACTACCCGACATCGACGATATTTTCGGACAAAAAGCGGCTAACGACTTACCTTGGGATTAAATAATTAAGGGGCGGTAAAGCACCGCCCCTCACATCAATAAAACAGAACATACATGAACACACTTGCAAAGGTACAAATACCAATTGAAAAAATATACTTAGCGATTAATTCGCCTCAAGTATTAAACGCGCAGGCAATAATAGCCCGCAACTCAGTAGGCGGCGAAGCTAACAGCGTTGTAAACGTTAGCGAATATACAGCAATGAACGCCGCTGTAAAAGACGTTAACGATGCAGTTAAGGCAATCGAAGCAGCCCGTAAAGAGGTTACCACACCGCTCGAACATTTCAAAAAGGAACTTATTAAGCTCGAAAAGGATGCCACCGCGCCGCTAATCGATTTTATCGAAGATGCTAAAAAGCGCATGGTAGAATACCACGAACGGCTCGAGGCTGAACAAGAAGCCGCTGAAGCTAAGTTAAGAGCCGAAGCCGCTGCCAGCATGAAGCAAGCCGAATCGGTTGGTGATATTATGGCGGCTTTTACAGATAAGCTATACGCCACCACGGTAGAGAATAGCCAAACTAAAAACATTCGCACAACCGTAAAGGCGCGCATCGTTGGTGAGGTTGACTGGATTAAAGTTTTATCGGTTCAATTCGCACATAATAACTTAAACCCCGAAGATTTGATACAGGGGCTACCCAAAGCGATGAAGGATTTAGGAGTAGATAGCATTGCAGGCATTGAACTTTACGAACACAAAACGCAAGTAATCCGATGAAAATAGATAACGATACCGCAATAGTCGAAGATAGCTTCGGTAATGGCATAATCGTACGCCGTGGGGGTAACACCCTGCGGCTATCGATTCGGTTAGCGAACGAACAAAAAGAGCGCAAGGTTGGCGAAATAGATATGCCAACGCGAACGCTAACAATAACGCGCAAACGTTCAAAGCACTTGTTAAACAAGGGTAACGCATACGGATTAAATCATAAGTTAATCGCTGACGCTACGCGCTTCGATACGGTGCGCATCGTTGACGATTACGCAAGCTGGAACGTACCGCGTGAGTACATACTCGAAAACGGCAAATTTCTTTTATTTGCAAAGCAAGGTTTCGAGCTTCAGATATTTATTTCACTTGACCAAATCGAACAATTTAAGCAATGAAAAAGCAAACAGCGACTGAATATTTTTACGATAGAGTAATTAATATTTTTACCAAATATCACGAGGAAGATGTACCGACTATCGATTTCGGTGAATTAATAACCGAAGCATTCGAGCAAGCGAAAAAAATGGAAAAGGAAGATTTTATTACTTGCGCTTCCAACGGGTTTAACCATGCTTACGATTTTTTAATAAAATACTCATGACACGCGACGAATACATTAAACACCCGGCAATTAGCGCAAGCCGTATCAAACGTTTTTACACGGGCGATATAAGCTACGCGCAAAAGGCGCTAACCGAAGGCGCGGCGTTCCATTTCGATTTACTCGAGCAACCGTTTGAGGATATGCCAACGATTACTCAAAACGTTTATAACGCTATTCATGAAGTGCCGATGTTAGGCGAACTGTTCGACAAATCAGAACACGAATACATAGCGCTTAATTGGTTAACAATAGACGGGCTAAAGGTTCAGGGTAAAGGCATGATGGACTTATGCTGGTTAGAGCGCGGTATTATTGCCGATGTTAAAACAACGAGTGCAAAGAATATAAAAGCCTTCGCCGCTGATATGGTAGCACATTGTAACCACGTTCAAGCGGTTTGGTATTCGATGCTTATGGGTTGGAGTCCTAAAGATTTTTACTATATCGGAGTACCGCCAAAGGTTAAAAAGTCGGGTAAGTTTAGCGACTTGTATTTATACCGCCATAACGACGCTGAAATAGCAAGCGCTACCGATTTAATCATTAACTACCTTCATAATGGAATCTAAAGGCAAGTACGGTACATACGCTTATTTACAGCTAATACGAGAAATAGATAAGCATATTAGGTGGATGCCTGAAAGCGGTATAGGCTACCA